CCAATGGGTGCAATGTATCCCCATGAAGTACAAGCGAATTTAATTCAGACCGTCTTGACAGGATTCCAAATACAACGATTCTACTATCTTGAATTTCTTGAAATTTTTCTTGTTCTGTTTTCGTCTTTAGTAATACTGGCAATGGTCTACAGACTTCCCACAGTTCTTTCGGGGATAGGGAGTCTAGGTGTCGTTGGATTGCAGGCGTATACGGGGTATTACGTTTGGATTGAGAACTTGATTTTGCTCGATGTCTTTTACTCATCAGTTGCCTCATTGTTAGTTTTTGGTCACGCATCTTTCAACAAATACTTCACTACGTATCAATTGAAAGAACAAATAAAGAAACAGTTCCAAAAATATTTATCGCCTGACATGGTTGAAGAACTGCAAAAAAATCCTGAACTATTGAAACTGGGTGGAGATAGAAGGGAACTTTCATTCCTATTTGCCGACATTGTAGGATTCACTCCAATAAGCGAGAAGTATATGAAAGAGGACGACCCCGAAGGATTGGTTGAACTTATCAATAAATTCTTAGACGCAATGTCAAAAGTCGTACTCAAAAATGGTGGAACCATCGACAAGTATATGGGCGACTGTCTGATGGCATTTTGGAATGCCCCTTTGGATTGTCCAAACCACGCAGAAATGGCTGTTAGAAGTGCTATGGAAATAGAACTGCTTACTGAACAAATGAACAAAGAACTCAAAGAACAGGGATATGGATTACCACCCGTTGTGATTGGCACAGGAATAAATACTGGCCCATGCATAGTGGGAAACATGGGTTCTGAAGCAAGGTTCGATTACTCAGTAGTTGGTGACGCAGTAAACCTAGGTGCACGTCTTGAAGTACAAACAAGAACATTTGATACACCTATTATACTTTCACAATATACATTAGACCAACTGCCTGATGATATTAAAGTAAAAGAACTTGACGAAATAACCGTAAAAGGAAAAGAAGAACCAGTAAAAATCTATGCACCATATTTTAAACGCACAATTAGAAAACTAAAGAAATGACCTTTACGGAAGTATTAGATAAACTATTATTAAAAGAAGCAGTAGTAGAATATCAATCCCTCACGTCTGACAAGATTCATAAAAGACATTGTACTATCCCTCGCAAGTTCCAATCAAATGGGGACAAAATAGTAGTATGGGATTGTGTATTAGATTCATGGCATGACATAGAAATTAATACAATTATTTCAATAAACCCTCTTGAAAAAACCTAGTTAGACCATATATAATATATAAATAAGAATGTAATTGCTCAATTGAGGATTACAGTATATTAACTTGCTAAAAATAGGAGAAAATATGACGCATTTAGATATATTTGGTCAATTCAGACCGTTCGCTATAGGATTTGACAGGTACTTTGAAGACCTCGAAAGAATGTCAAATATCTCACAAACTAACTACCCACCTTACAATGTTGTAAAGGTTGACGAAGAGCATTTCGCTGTTGAACTTGCAGTCGCAGGTTTCAGTAAGAAAGATATCTCTATCACTAAAGAGAAAAATGTTCTTATCATAGAGGGTAAAATAGAAGATGAATCCAAGGACTTTGTCCACAAAGGATTGGCTTCTAGAGCATTTAAGAGAAGTTGGACTCTCTCAGACGATATCGTTATCGAAGGGGCAGAGTTAAAAGACGGTATCTTATCCGTTAGTTTGGAAAAGGTTATTCCCGAAGAGGATAAACCTGTAGAAATTAAAATTTCTTAAAAACCCACTATACAGATATGTACCTGTTTAGTATAATGGGTACATGTCTGTTATTTTATCACATGCCGATTCGTTACATGCCGCTCAGGTTTTTATAGATTACTATAAAGGTTTTGACCGCATAGACGATTACCTAAGAAAAGTAAAACTTGAACGTATGGAATCACTTCCAACGTCACTGCCTGGCATGGGCCCCGAAGACGATATGTTCAGTGATTTTACAATGCACCCACAGGACATGGAATTTGAAGTCAGAGTATTATCAAATGAATTGTTTGATAACTATCTTGAGATTACAACGTCTCATGCCTTAGAAAAGTCAATTCCTGGCAAGACATTGAAGTGGGTTGTATACGAAAAGAACACAAACAAAATTGTGGGTTTCATACGGTTCGGTAGTCCAACAATCAATTCTAAACCTAGGAATGAAATGTTGGGAAGACCTTTAGATACTATGAACAAAGACGTTATGAAACGTTTCAATGATTCCGTAATTATGGGATTTACTATTGTTCCAACTCAACCATTCGGATACAATTATCTTGGTGGTAAACTACTTGCAGCTATTTGTTGTTCGCACAAAGCACGTAGAGACTTGAACAAAAAATACAAAGGAACGTTTTGTGGTTTTGAGACAACCTCTTTGTACGGTTCTTCTAAGACTGCTTCACAATATGACGGTATGAAACCCTTCCTTAGATTCAAAGGTTTGACTGATTCAGATTTTGTGCCAAGTATTAATGACGAAAGATACAGAGAACTTAAGTTTTGGTTTGAAAACAAAAACAATGGTGTACCACTAGTTCATGATGACGCCTCTTCTAGAAAAATGAAGACGCAACAGAAAATGATTTCTATAATTAAGAACTCACTAAATACTCATGACAAAGAAAAGTTGAAAGAATTCAACCAAACTTTTATCGATGCAAAAGCATTGACTGAAAGAAAGAGACAATACTTTTCTAATTATGGTTATGAGAACGTGGTCGATTATCTTAATCTAGAAACTGACACTCTCAAGAAAGCACCTAACTACGATAGATATGAATTTGAAGGTGTAGTTGAATGGTGGAAGAAACTTGCTAGTAAGAGATTTGATAAACTCAAATCAGAGGACAGACTCAGAACACAATTAGAAACGTGGAATGTTAATGCAGAGGACATTGATATTATAAGATAAGTTTAAGCGGAGTTAGTTTAATTTAGTAAAACACTAAACTACCAGTTTAGAAATCACGGTGCAAACCCATGACTCCGCTCCAGTTTCAATATGAGTAAGAATATACCAATACAAGCAGTTGACCAATATGATTTCCTAGAACACAGAAGGGAACAAGAAGAAAAACATTGGAAGAAAAAAAGTGACGAACTCAAACCCCTTGACTCAATTCTTACGGTTGAAATTAATACTACTGAGTTGTGCAACAGGACATGTGTCTTTTGTCCAAGACATGACCCAGCAGTATTTCCCAACAGGAATCTCCACCTTACGGTTAAAGGTGCTAGAACCATTGCAGAAGAGTTAGGAGATAATCAATATTCAGGTAAAATATCATTCAGTGGTTTTGGTGAAAACTTATTGAACCCTGATTTTCCTGAAATAGTAAAAGAGTTTAGATTCAATTTACCAATGGCGACAATTGAATGTAATACAAATGGAGACAAACTTACAGAAGAGTATGTTGACAGATTGTATAAATCAGGACTAGACTTATTGTATATCAATTTGTATGACGGTATAGAACAAATGGCACACTTTGAAGGAATGCTAAAGAACATACGAGACGATATGTACAAGTTTAGAATGCATTGGGGAGACTTTGAGAAACATGGATTGATTCTCAATAACCGTAGCGGGGTAATCGATTGGGTTGGGATAGAAGAAACAGACATTACTTCTTTAAAAGGCAAACCTTGTCATTACCCCTTCTACAAAATGTTTGTTGATTGGAACGGTGACGTATTGTTCTGTTCTAATGATTGGGGAAGAGAACACGTTGTAGGTAATCTTCTACAACAAAGTTTACATGACGTATGGTTCTCTAAACCCATGACAAAGATTAGGAAACGTTTAATGAAAGGTGATAGAAGTCATTCGCCTTGCAATAAATGTAGTGTTGACGGTTCACTATTTGGAAAACCGTCCTTTGATTTAGTGAGTGAATATTATGAGAGTGGCAATAACAGGTAGTACAGGTTTAGCAAAAACAATTATTGATACACTAGAAGCAACACCATATAATGGTAAACAGATAGAAGTTATGTCTGAACGTATGGAAAACATTACAGTGAATGGAAATACTTGGTGGGGTTGGGAACAATATGATGTATTAATTAACTTTGCATATGACGACTTTGAACAAACAAAGATTTTAGAATTAGCTCACAACGCATGGAAAGATGACAACAGTAAATATATTATCAACTTTTCTTCAAGAGCAGCTCAACCAAACATATCTAAAGGATATCTTTACTCAGCTGCTAAAGCGTCATTGAATCACCTTGCAAATAATTATCAATACAATTCAGATAAAAAATATAAAATGACTACATTGAACTTGGGACTTTTAGATTCACCATTACCTAGTGTATCGAGAACAGAAATCGCAGGACTGGTGCATAAACTAATTACAAGTTTCCCTGAACTTGAAATTGCAGATATGACACTTCAAGCACACCACAACTATGGTGACGTGCAAGACTTAAAGTCATTTCAAAGAGGTGAATTACATTGAGTAATAGACCACATTTAATCGGGGAGTATTATAGGATTGTAGAAAATCCTAATCAGAAGGCAGAAGAGCATTACGCAATTGAAATTGTCAAAGGAGAATTTGAAGGTGTAGTGTATCAATATGGTAAAGTAGAATTCGTGGAAGGTAAACCCGAACTTAATTTTCAAAGGACTATTAGACGAGTGCCAGAAGGAATGGAGTTGGACGACCTTCTAGAAGACAATGACCTAAATAACCTCATGGGAGATATATTAGTAGAACTCCTTGAGGAACAAGTCGCAAGACAGGAGAAAAAATGAATATCGAAAGATGTAAAGAAGCGATTAAGAGGCACGAAGGTGAAGTGCTAGAAATTTATATTGACTCATTGGGATTTAAAACTCTTGGTGTTGGACATTTATGTCAACCCGAAGACCCTGAGTACGATTGGGAAGTTGGTACGCCTGTATCACAAGAAGTCGTAGACGCATACTATGACTCAGACTTTGATAAACATATGGACGAAACAGTTCATGTTATTGGAGAAGACGTTTGGAAAGATTTGCCAGGCGATATCCAAGAAGTCTTAGTTAATATGTGTTTCAATTTGGGTGGTACAAGACTGGGTAAATTCAAGAATATGTTGAACGCAGTTGAAGACCACGATTGGGAAAGAATGGCTGTTGAAATGGAAGACAGTCGTTGGTTCAAACAAGTAGGACGCAGAAGTGTAGAACTACAAGAAACAGTTAGGAACGTATGATTGATTTTCACGACAAAGTATTGAATGCGATTGTGCAACAAGCAGACGCAATGATTTCAAAACACAAAATTAATGTTGAGGTATTAACAAAGAATGCAAGTGGTGTTGCAGAACACCCTGACTTAATGAAGACAGTGGAAGACGAGTTATCTCAAATAGCACACTGGCAAGATATTAAGGACGTTGCAGTCAACAATTTTGATTTTCATTCTAAAAAGAATCTTGTAGAATAGTCCCGTCTGTAGTATACTTATATTATGGATTTTTATACAAATGTATGCAGGACACGTGACAAGATTTTAGTAACAGGGTATCAAGGCAACAAGAAGGTAAAAGTTCAAGTTGCCTATCGACCTAATCACTACGTCAAATCTAAAAAAGGACAAACCGCTTACAGGTCTTTAGACGGACAACCACTTGAGGTTGTGAATCTAAATTCTATGGGTGGTGCACGTAAGTTCAGAGAACAATATGAACAAGTGGAAGGATTTGATATCCACGGTTATGACCGTTATGTCTACACTTATATTGCAGATAAGTTTCAAGGTGTAATCGAACCTAATACCAAACTCATTCGTATCGCCTCACTTGATATTGAGTGTGAGTGTGAAGAGGGTTTTCCTGACCCTATGGAAGCGAAAGAGAAAGTCAACGCAATCACAATCAAACCATTCGGTAAAAACTCAGTTACATTTGGAATCGGCCCTTGGGACGCACCTGACAATGTAGACTATGTTGATTGTCAAGACGAAGCATTCCTACTGGAAGAGTTTATTAAGTATTGGGATAAACAATCATTTGATATTATTACAGGTTGGAATGTAAACTCATTCGATATTACATATCTTTGTAATCGTCTTGATAGATTATTTGGTGACGGATATCACAAAAAACTTTCGCCTTGGAGAATGTCAGACGTAAGAGAATTCACGCAGTATGGATATCAAAAGAATCAAGTATACACATTGTATGGTGTCAATGTTCTTGACTATCTTGAACTGTACAGAAAGAATACATTTATCAAACAAGAGAGTTACAAACTTGACCACATAGCACAAGTTGAACTGGGTAAAGGTAAATTAGATTATTCAGAGTACGGTTCCCTACACACATTATACAGAACTAATTATCCACTGTTCTTGGAATACAATGTCCGTGACGTGGAATTGATTGAAGAACTTGAAGACAAACTAGGATTCATTGAACTGATTCAATCCATGGCGTATACTGCCAAGTGCAACTACGCAGATACATTTGGAATGGTGAAGTATTGGGAAACCATTATCTACAACTTCTTGAAAGAACAAGGAATCCAAACACCACCACAGAAATTACGTGGACAAGAAAAGACCAGTAAGATTGCAGGTGCTTATGTCAAGGAACCTATAGTCGGTGGTCATGACTGGGTTGTATCTTTTGACTTGAACTCACTCTATCCACATATCATTATGCAGTATAATATCTCGCCTGAGAAAATGATTAGGGGTAAGGTGGATACTTCTGTAGAAAAATTACTCAGTGGTAAACAAACAATTACAGGTGATTATGCTGTAACACCAAACGGTGCACAATTCAAAAAAGACAAACAAGGTTTTCTTCCTGAACTTATGGAACAATTCTATGACGAAAGAAAGTTGTGGAAGAAAAAAATGATTGAGTATCAAGTTGAACGAGAATCATGTAAAGACGCAAAACGCAAAAGAGAACTAGACACACTAATCAAACGTGCGTACAACAACCAACAAGTTCGTAAGATTGCATTGAACAGTGCTTATGGTGCTCTTGCTAATCAGTGGTTTGCATTCTTTTCTGTAGACCTCGCAGAGGCGATTACGACTTCGGGTCAATTGATTATTCAATGGGGTGAGAAAACAATCAATGATTGGTTGAATCAAGTTCTCAAGACAGAAGACAAAGATTATGTGATTGCAATTGATACTGATTCATTGTATATCACTCTTGACGATTTAGTAAAACAAGTCTTTCCCGAAGATACACCGAAGGCGAAAATTATTGACTTCATTAATACTATCGCAGAAGATACTATCGAACCCGTACTTGCAAAAGGATATGACAAACTTGCAAAAGATACAAATGCATTCCAACAGAAAATGCAAATGGGACGTGAGGTAATTGCAGACAGAGGTATTTGGACTGCTAAGAAAAGATATATCCTAAACGTACATGATAACGAAGGAGTCAGACTCAGAGAACCTAAACTCAAAATGATGGGCATAGAAACTGCAAAGTCTTCTACACCACAATGGGTAAGACAAAAACTTACAGACGCATTTGGTGTTGTCATGAACGGAACAGAACAAGACTTATGGAAGTTCGTAGAAGAAGCACGAAGAGACTTTAGAACGCTACCGCCTGAGGAAGTTGCATTCCCTAGAGGTTGTCGTGGTCTTAGACAATACTCAGATAGAACAACTATCTACAGTAAAGGAACACCGATACACGTTAGAGGTGCCTTGTTGTACAACCACTTACTCAAAGAAAAGAATCTTGATATGAGATACGAAGTAATCAAAGAAGCAGAACAATTACATTTCTCTTACTTGACTACACCGAATCCTATCAATGAGAATGTGATATCATTTACAGGTGGATTGCCAAAAGAGTTTGACCTGCATAGATTTATTGACCATGATATGCAGTTTGATAAAGCATTTGTTGAACCACTTAAAGCAGTCATTAGTTTGATTGGTTGGAACCCTGAACCTGTCGCAAGTCTAGATTCATTTTTTGCGTAATAAATACGACCCTTTCATAAATAAAGGGTATGTATGAATATAGAGCAAAAATTTTAAAAGTCATAGATGGCGATACAGTAGACGTGGATATTGACCTAGGTTTCGGTGTAGTCTTAACAGACGAAAGAGTCAGAATGATGGGCATCGATACACCCGAATCACGCACTAGAGATAAGATTGAAAAGAAATTTGGTCTTGCTTCTAAGGCACGTCTTAAGGAAATTTTAGGAAACGAAACTATATTACAAACGCAAATTAATAGAAATGGCGAAGATATGAAGGGGAAGTTCGGTAGAATATTAGGAGACTTCCAAGTTGAACTTGACGGTGAAACTAAACTTGCTACCCAAGTATTAGTAGAAGAAGGACACGCAGTGCCTTACTTTGGTGGTTCTAAAAAAGAAATCAAAGAACAACATATGATTAATAGAAAAAGATTAATTGACGAAGAAGTTGTAATAATGTCTTATGATATGGCAGGGGTTCAATAATGTTGATTGAATGGATGGACGTATTTTATATAACCATGATAGGTATAATATTTGCATTCATAATTCACATTGAAACTGAACTGCATACAATTAAGACTATGATTGAAGAAGTCATAAAGTTTGATGAATCTAAAAGAATTAAGAACGGTAACGGGCACAAAAAGTAAAAACCCACTTACGAAAAACTGCTATACATAGTATAATGGTTATACATTATGGAGAAGTGTTATGTCATTTATTAAAGACTTAGTTAAGTCCACTGGGAACGAATACGCTAGTGTTGTTTCCGATGGCGTGGCAGCTGGAGACGTTGACTCGTTTATTGATACGGGTTCATACATTTTCAATGCCTTATTGAGTGGTTCACTAAAAGGTGGACTACCTAAAAACAAAATCACTGCACTTGCAGGTGAGTCTGCCACTGGTAAGACTTTCTTTGCATTGGGTATGGTCAAACAGTTCTTGGAAGACCACCCTGAAGCTGCTGTGATTTACTTTGAATCAGAATCTGCACTAACGAAAGATATGATTGAGGAAAGAGGAATCGATTCCAATCGTATAGTTATCGTGCCTGTAGTGACGGTTCAAGAATTCAGAAACCAATCGCTGAATATACTTGATAAGTATCTTGAGACAGACGAGTCAGAACGTCCACCTATGATGTTTGTACTTGATTCTCTTGGTATGCTATCAACTACTAAAGAGATTGAAGATACTGCAGAAGGAAAAGAGACAAGAGATATGACTCGAGCACAGATTACTAAAGGTGCATTCAGAGTTCTAACTCTTAAACTTGGACGTGCAAAAGTGCCAATGATTGTAACCAATCACACTTATGACGTTATCGGTTCCATGTTCCCACAAAAAGAAATGGGTGGTGGTTCAGGTCTTAAGTATGCGGCCTCTTCAATTATATTCTTGTCAAAAAGAAAAGAGAAGGACGGTACAGAAATCATTGGTAATATCATTCACTGTAAGAATGCTAAATCAAGATTGACTGTAGAAAACAGAATGGTAGATGTCAGACTTACATATGATAAAGGTCTTGATAGATACTATGGGTTACTTGACCTTGCACTTGCCTTTGACGTATTCAAGAAACAAGGAACGAGAGTTCTTTTACCAACAGGTAAAACAGAATACGGTAAGACAATCAATAACAATCCTGAAAAGTATTTTACAGAAGACGTTATGGAAAAATTAGAAGTAGTAGTTAATGAGTATTTTAAGTATGGAAAATCAAGCGAGACTGGAACAGACGATTCTCAAGAATCTAGTTCTTAACGAGACATTTAGTAGAAAAGTTCTTCCTTACATTAAAGGCGAATACTTTACTGAAGCAGATGAAAGAACTGTATTTTCAGAAATACAGGAATACTTTCTAAAGTTCAACCAACCCCCTACAACCGAAGCACTTCTCATAAATCTAGATAGTAATGAAGAGTTATCTGATAACATTCTAGGTTCAGCAAAAACGGTTGTAGCGGGGTTTGGTTCTTTTTCGGAAGACACACCTGTAGACTGGTTGACAGAAGAAACTGAAAAGTGGTGTCAAGACAGAGCAATCTACCTTGCACTTATGGACAGTATTGAAGTCGTAGACAAGAAGTCTCAAAGGTCTACTGGTGAGATTCCTGAACTATTGAAAGACGCCTTATCAGTTACATTTGACGCAAACGTAGGTCATAATGTATTAGAAGACGCAGACAAAAGATTTGAGTTCTATACAACAGAAGAAGAGAAGATACCTTTTGATTTAGAATACTTCAACAAAGTTACCAAGGGTGGATTACCAAACAAAACTTTGAATATTTGTCTCGCAGGAACAGGTGTTGGTAAATCACTATTCATGTGTCACTGTGCTTCTGCCCATTTACTTATGGGTAAGAATGTATTGTATATCACCATGGAAATGGCAGAGGAAAGAATCGCAGAAAGAATTGATTCAAACATTATGAATGTGCCAATCAAAGAACTGCCTGATATGTCCAAATCAATGTATGGTAAGAAGATTGAGAAACTAAAAGACAAAACAAAAGGTAGAGTATTCATTAAAGAATATCCTACAGCAGCTGCTCATGTTGGACACTTTAGACATTTACTACAAGAACTAGAACTTAAGAAAGATTTTAAACCCGATATAATCTATATCGATTATCTAAACATATGTGGGTCATTACGTATCAGGCCAGGCGCTGGTGCAAACTCTTACACATTGGTCAAGAGTATTGCTGAAGAAATGCGTGGTCTTGCGGTTGAATATGACGTACCTATTGTTAGTGCAACACAAACAACTAGAAGTGGATTTGGTTCTACTGATATTGGTTTGGAAGATACTTCTGAATCCTTTGGACTGCCTGCAACTGCAGACTTTATGTTCGCACTGATTACGTCCGAAGAACTAGAAGAGTTAGACCAAATGGTGGTCAAACAATTGAAAAACAGATACAACGACCCTACAGTATTCAAAAGATTTGTAGTGGGTGTTGATAGAAGTCGTATGAAATTTTATGACTGTGAACAAGAAGCACAGGAAGAACTCGTTGATAGTGCAATCGCACAGGAAGACGACACGCCTGTAATGGACAGAAATGAGAAATTCAGGGACTTTAAGATATAAAAATACCTAAATAGTAATACAGTATGGTATTATTATGGCAAAAAATTTGAAATCGCAAGAGGTTATTGATTTAATACAACAGAAAGTTACATTAAAAAAACAACTAAGACTTGCAAGAAAAGATAAGAATGATACAGAGGTGCAACGCCTCTGTGGTGCCATATCTTCAATTGAAGAACACCTAAGTTCGACACCACTTCAAAAATCATAAATAGTAGACAGACACTTCAAAAGGTGATATTCTACTATTATGGCAGTTAAAAATTTACATTTAGAACATTTAGAAGACGAGATTATCAATAATGGTATTGATGGTGGACGTTCTGCTATCTACTTCCTTATGGAACTTCGTCAAATGCTTAAGGGTAATTCCAGTGCACGTGTAAACATGACAGTTAAATGGGACGGTGCACCTGCTATATGGGCAGGGCCTCACCCTGAATCAGGTGAGTTCTTTGTTGCAAAGAAATCTTTATTCAATAAAACTCCATTGTACTACAAATCAGAACAAGAAATCAAAGACGCACCTGAACTTAGTGGTGACCTAGAAAGTAAATTTCTAACTGCATTCAAATACCTATCAAAGGTTGGATTAAAAGAAATCCTACAAGGTGATTTAATGTACACTAAAGCAGACGTAAGTAAGAAAAAGTTTGATGACGGTACATACCTTACATTCGGCCCAAACACTATCGTTTACGCAGTCAAAGAAGATTCAGACTTAGGTAAAAGGATTGCTAAATCACAAATGGGTATAGTATTTCATACCACATACAGTGGTTCTACCATAGAAGGATTAGGTGCTAAGTTTGGTGCAAATATAAGTGGTCTAAAACAAGGTGACGTTTGGATAGATGACGCAACATATAAAGACGTTAGTGGTACAGGTTCAATGACTGCTAAAGAAGCAATGCATCTATCTAAGATATTATCCGCAACAGGTAAAGCATTTCACGGAATCAAGAAAAATGATTTAACTAAGTTTCAAAAAGTTATGGCAACCATGGAATCAAAAGGTGCTTCGGGTGCAACATACAAAACATATGCTAACTCACTTATACGTTCAGGTGGTAAATTCAAACCAAACTCTCAAGACTACATAAACTATGTGGGTAAATATTGGGAAGAAAAAATAGTCGCAAAAGTAAAACAAGAAAAGACTAAGAATATCAAAAGAGAGATTGGACAAGATTTAATTAAAGAATTAAATGGATTAAGAAAAATGATTGATAACTTGACTGCTTTTCAATCATACTTGGTAGAAGGTAAAATGTTAATTATCAACGCACTTAACAGAGTTAAGAGTATTGGAACATTTAAGAAAACAGACAAGGGATTTGAAGTAGTAAATCCCGAAGGTTACGTAGCAATCGATAAAGAAGGTGGTGCTGTTAAACTGGTAGACCGTATGGAATTTGCCTATAATAACTTCACTGCACAGAAGAATTGGGATAAATAGAAGTATGTATGACGATTTAATAATAGAAGACGCAGAATACCAAGGTAAGAAGGTCAAACTAAATGACCCTATCAGAAATCCTACTGGTAGCAAAAAGAAGTTCAAGGTCTACGTTAAGAACGATAAAGGTAATGTCGTTAAGGTTGAGTTTGGTGACCCTAATATGGAAATCAAACGTGACGACCCTAAAAGACTGAAAGCATATCGTGCTAGAATGAATTGTGATACAGACCCTGGCCCAAAATGGAAAGCAAACTATTGGTCATGCTGGCAGTGGAGAGCAAACGCACCAGTAGATGACGATGTCAAATATGATTTTGAGTATTTCTTAGGTGAAGTAATGTCTATGAAAACTAGACTCAAAATGAAACAAGCATTCAGAAAGAACAAAGCAAAGATACTAAGAGCAAGAAAGAAAGCTGCCAAGAAACCTCAACTACAGAAAGGTCAGATAGAAAAGAAAGCAGAATTGCAGGCACGTAAAGCAATTGAAAAGAAAATTCTTAAAGGTAAATCCAAAAAAGATTTACCCGTTGGTGCAAAAGCAGCCCTTGAAAAACAAATGGCAAAGAAACAAAAAGCAATTAAGAAGATTGCTATGAAGATACGTAAAGACGTAATCGCAAAAGAAAAGGCAAAAATCAAAAAGAAAATTCAAGGAGTAAGTGAAGAGTTCGCACTACCAAAGTATCCAGCACAAACTGATATCAAATTCAAAGAGGACGATTGGGTAATCGGTGACCCTGAAAAAGCATATGAGTATGATACCTCTAAAACTGGTAACGAAAACATGGAAATCATGGATAAAATGGTAGATAAAGAAAGGGAGAAAATGAAGTGAAAACTTTTAAGTCATTTAACGAAGCAAAAGAGAAAGGTGCTACATTTACATTTGGTAGATTCAATCCACCCACTACTGGTCATGCAAAACTAGTTAAGAAATTAGAACAATCTTCTAAAGGTGGTTATGTGCCTTTAATTTACACTTCACATTCAAGTGACCCTAAAAAGAATCCACTTAGTTATAAACAAAAGATTACTTATCTCAAAAAGTTTTTTCCAAAGATTGGTGTCATTAGCACACCTGCAAGAACTATTTTTGAAATTGTAGTAGACCTACACAACAAAGGATATACGAATGTGCGTATGGTTGTAGGTTCAGATAGAGTCAAAGAGTTTGATATGCTTATCAAAAAGTATAACGGACAAAAGGGAAGACACGGTTTCTATAAATTTAATTCAATCGATATTATATCTGCTGGTGAACGTGACCCTGACGCAGATGACGTATCAGGAATGAGTGCAAGTAAAATGAGAGCACTTGCAAGTGACGGAGACTTTGAATCATTCCAAGACGGTGTTCCAAGTAAAAATAAAAGAATGGCACAGTCTTTATACAAAGACGTTAGAGTTGGTATGGGTATCAAAGAAGAGCACATACCTTGGTATATCAGAGAAGATTTGATTATGGAAGGTGTTTATGACCAAGGAATATTCAAA